GTGAAGAACAACCTCGGTGAGGGCATGATCGATGTGGAATTGGACCCAAAACACTACCAAACGGCACTGGAAAGGGCCACCAACAGATACAGGCAGAGATCATCAAATGCCGTGGAGGAATCATACGCATTCCTGGAACTGAAAAAGAATCAAAATTCCTACATACTGCCAGATGAGGTCATCAACGTCAGGAATCTCAACAGGAGGACTGTGGGATCAAGGACGGAAGGCGGAGAGGGTGGAACACTGTTTGAGCCGTTCAACCTGGCCTACACCAACACATATCTTTTGAGAGCGGGAGCCACGGGCGGACTGGCAACCTACTACGCTTTCGCGAGTTACCAAGAACTAGTGGGCAAGATGTTTGGAAGTTTCATACAGTTCCACTTTGACGTGGCAACGAAGAAACTGACGATAACACAGAGACCAAGAGCAGACAACGAGACCGTGTTGATGCACACTGACAACTACAGACCAGACATAACCTTATTCAAAGACATCTATGCCAAACCATGGATCAGAGACTACACCTTGGCCGTGTGCAAGGTCATGCTGGGAGAAGCCAGGGGCAAGTTCAACACCATAGCAGGTCCACAGGGTGGAACCACACTGAACGGTGACGCACTCAAGAACGAGGGAAATGCCGAGATGGAGAGACTTGACCAAGAGATAGGCAACTTCCAAGAAGGTGGCACACCACACAGTTTTGTTATTGGTTAATTCCAACCAGATCACATCTAAATAGTGTTGATGAAAAAATCCAATTACAAGAATTACTCTGACCTCACGCTCGACGAACTGGAAAAGTTGGTAGAGGAATTGGAAACGATGAGCATCAAGGCATTGAAAGAACGCAAGAAAACCTTGAGGGCTTCCATACTGAGATCCGTGAGAAAAGCAATCAAAGAGATTGAAAAACGTCTGAAAAAATAGTATAATAAACCTATGCTGATAGGAGTGGTAGGATTGATAGGTTCTGGTAAAGACACCGTATCAAAGAGATTAGAGCAGAAACACGGATTCCGCAGGGATTCCTTCGCCAAGAGTCTCAAGGATGCTGTGAGCGCCATGTTCAACTGGGATCGCGAGATGCTGGAAGGCAACGGCGACGACAGCAGGCAGTGGAGGGAACAGCCAGACGAGTTCTGGTCAAAGAAGTTTGGCAAGACCGTCACACCGAGATGGGTGCTACAACACTTCGGCACGGAAGTGATGAGACAGCACATGCATGATGCGATCTGGATTGACAGTTGCCTGGCCAGGTACGACGGCAAACCAACCGTGATATCTGACACGAGATTCCAGAATGAATTGAAGACCATCAAGGAGAACAAAGGGCAGATCATATTGGTCAAGAGGGGTGAATTGCCCACACGAGAACAGATGCAGGACAAAGGTGCCCACAAATCAGAATGGGATTGGATGGGCTGGAACTTCGATCATGTCATAGACAACGACGGCACCAAGGAAGATCTGTACAAGAAAGTGGACGATCTAATCGTCAGCAACAAGATCACCAATCCTCCAACCCAGACGACGGATCCCCTGCAACCGCTGGCAATTGGCGCAAACAGTTTTTAGATTATTAACCGCAGTATTGCGCAGATTCCCGTCCACGAACAACACATCCAGTTGTTCTTTATCTTGGGCTTTGAATCCGCAAACTTCACACTTCCTTTTTTTCTTGTAGCCGGAACGCTGTAACGCTGTGATCCCACCCACACGTTTGCCCGCTCGTTTCCTGTTGCAGGAGTCACACAGACTTCGCCAGTAGACCCTGTCACCACGCCTATAGGCATACGCCCTTGGTCGGCTCTTGCACTGCTTACACAACGGTCTAAGACTCTTGTCCATAAGCATATTTACGTCGCCTATATAGGCACCTGGAAAATGGTAAATTCTGTCATAAAAACCATATGATCTAATAAATAACTCTAGTATACACGTAACTTGCAAGGAGAATACGAAAAATGGCTTTAACATCACCAGGAGTAGAAGTTTCAGTAATAAACGAGAGTTTCTACGTACCATCAGATGCGGGTACAACACCACTATTCATAGTAGCATCATCACAGGATAAGGCAAACGGAGCGGGAGACGGAACTGCGGCAGGAACAACAACCGCCAACGCCAACACTGCTTACCTTATCTCATCACAGAGAGAATTGACAGAGACTTTTGGAGACCCAAAATTCTACACTGACGCTTCAGGAAATTCATTACACGGTTATGAATTGAACGAATGGGGTCTACAGGCCGCATACAGTTTCCTAGGAGTGGCCAACAGAGCATACGTACTTAGAGCCAACGTTGACACCAACGGATTGATCGGAAGCGCGTCGGCTCCAACAGCGGCACCAACAGATGGCACATACTGGTTTGACCTTGCATCAAGCACGTATGGTATATTCGAATGGTCTGCGACTAACCAAGCATTCACAACAATTACTCCGATACTGATCACTTCAACCAGTGACCTAGTTGGTGCGGTGAGCACTGGTGCACCGAAGACATCAATTGGAACCATCGGACAGTACGCGATCAACACCACACACGTTTCTAACAAGATGTACTACAAGAACTCAAGCAACGCTTGGGTGCAGTTAGGTTCAAGTGCGTGGCACTTATCACACCCGGTGGTAACAGTTGCGTCAGGAACGACAGTAACAAGCGGTAACACTTTCGTTATGAACGGTGTTACAATCACACCAGGAGGTGTAAACCTATCTGATGTGGCCAACGCGATTGGTTCAAACGTCACAAACGTTTCCGCCAGCGTGAACGCTACCACAGGAAACCTAGAGATATTCCATAACGGTTACGCATTAGGTGATTCATCAGCGGGCACAAACACGATAAGATTTGACGAAGGAAACGGTGTACTAGCAGAACTAGGTATCACTTCAGGAGTCAAGAATGGTGCTAAATTCCTACAGGACAAACACACCAACAGACCTACTTGGAAGACAGCAGATGAGAACAGACCAAATGGTTCTGTTTGGTTCAAGACAACCAGCGCCAACTCGGGTGCCAACCTTGTTGCCAAAATCTACAGCACATCAGATGCCAGCTTCTCAACAGTAGCCAGTCCACTGTATGCGACACACAACTCAGCGATCTACAACCTAGATGCCGCGGGCGGTGGAGCGAACCTGGCCGTTGGAACACTGTACGCACAGTACAACATAACTGAACAGAGCATGACAGCGGCGGACGCCTCTGACACAACTCCAAATGTTGGAGACTTCCAATTGTTCAGATACGAAGGCGGAGTGACTACTATCACAAGTAATAACACTTCACCAAGTTTCTCAAGTGGAAACACTTTCACAATCAAAGAATCGATCAAGAACCAAGAGGCATTGAGCTCAGCGGTCACAGTAACACTGACCGGAACAGGTGCCGATGATTTCATAGCCGCGGTTAATGGTGCGGGACTGACAAATGTCAGCGCCAGCAAGTTGACAACTGGTGAAATCGTGATGACACACGCACTAGGCGGTGACTTCAGGATGGTTGATACTTTAGGTACACCATTAGCAGACGCTGGATTCAGTCCAGACACAGCACACAGTTACGGCACATACACTGCGAACAGTAGCACACTGATCGACAACTTGTATGACGTACCAACAGGCGAGACCATAGACTCAAGCGCCAACAACGGTATAATGGCTTCGAACTGGAAGAGATTGAGTTACACAGCATCAGTGAGTGCCCCAACAAATGAACCAGCAGATGGCACACTTTGGTATGACACTAACTCAGACGTTGCGGACATCATGGCACACAACGGCACAACCTGGAAAGGTTACGCACAAGTGTACAGTTCAACAGATCCAAATGGTCCACAGTTCTCAGCGACAGCACCTACCACACAGTCAGATGGTACTGCCCTAGTTGACAACGACTTATGGATTGACACTAGTGATCTAGAGAACTATCCAAAACTTTACAAGTACAACACATCAGCGACACTAAGCTCAAGCAACACAGCAAACCAAGTAGCAGTGACCACAACAGGTGCGGCATGGGTTCTAGTTGACAAAGCAGACCAGACCACTGAAGATGGTATCGTGTTCGCTGACGCTAGATGGCACACTTCAACTGACAAGGCGGCAGGAACATCAACAGCGGCAGGCACTCCTTCAACAATCAAGGACCTGTTGAGTGATGATTTCTTAGATCCAGATGCTCCGAACCCAGACAACTACCCACAAGGTATCTTGTTATGGAACACTAGACGTTCTGGTTACAATGTCAAGGAATACAGAAACAGTTACATAACGACGACTGCTTATCCTGGATCGGGTTCAACAGGACTAGGTAACATCAGATACAACAACGAGTCTGTTAGCACTTACTACCCAGACAGATGGGTGACAAAGTCTAGCAACAACGCAGACGGTTCTGGAACTTTCGGAAGGAAAGCACAGAGACAGGTCATTGTTGAGCAGTTGAAATCTGAGATAGACACCAACCAAGCAATCAGGGAAGACCAAAGGGGTTACAACGTTATCGCTTGTCCTGGATATCCAGAAGTGATACAGAACATGATCAACCTTAACACGGACAGGAATAACACTGCGTTCGTGGTAGGTGACACACCTTTGAGATTGACGGGCACATCCACAGCGATACAGAACTGGGCAAACAACACTGCGTCAGCACTGGACAACGGTGAGGACGGACTTGTGAGTTCAAGTGATTACCTGGGAGTTTTCTACCCATCAGGATTGACTACTGACAACACAGGCAAACAGATCGTTGTACCAGCATCACACATGATGATGAGGACACTAGCCAACAACGACAACATCGCTTTCCCATGGTTCGCACCATCGGGCACAAGGAGAGGTGTTGTGGACAACGCCACAGCGGTTGGTTACATAGACACAGCAAGTGGTGAATTCCAAACAATATCTGTGACAGAGTCAGTGAGAGATAGCATGCATGAGGTCAAAGTAAACCCAATAACTTTCTTCTCAGGTGCTGGTATCGTCAACTTCGGTAACTTGACCAAGACCGCGTCAAGTTCAGCACTGGACAGAATCAACGTATCAAGGTTGGCAGTGTATCTGAGATCACAATTGGACGCAATCGCTAAACCGTTCATCTTTGAACCAAACGATGAACTGACAAGGAACGAGATCAAACAAGCGATCGAGTCATTCTTGCTAGAGCTTGTTGGTCAGAGAGCGTTGTATGACTTCCTAGTTGTGTGTGATGACACCAACAACACACCTACAAGGATCGACAGGAACGAACTGTACGTGGATATCGCGATCGAACCAATCAAATCAGTCGAGTTCATCTACATACCGTTGAGAATCAAAAACACAGGAGAGATTGCAAATTTAGGGAACTAATTTTGGAATAAATAGATAGGAGAAACAAATGGCAATATCAACTTTATCAAAATTCACAGTACCTTTAGCAAACGATCAGAGTTCAGCATCGCAGGGATTACTGATGCCAAAACTACAGTATCGTTTCAGAGCGATCCTGGAGAATTTTGGAGTATCAACACCGAGATCAGAACTTACAAAACAAGTGATCGACATCACGAGACCTAACCTGACTTTTGACACAGTGACACTAGATGTGTACAACTCAAAAGTATACGTTGCGGGCAAACACACCTGGGATCCAATCACTATCACTCTGAGAGATGATGTCAACAACTCAGTGACCAAACTGGTTGGCGAGCAGATACAGAAACAGTTCGACTTCTTTGAACAATCAAGTGCGGCATCAGGTATCGACTACAAATTCACTGGTAGGATCGAGATGCTTGATGGCGGTAACGGCGCGAGCGCTCCAAATGTGTTAGAGACATTTGAGTTATACGGTGCATACGTTGAGAACGTGAACTACAACTCCTTAGCATACGCCACATCAGATCCAGCGACAATCACACTTTCTGTGAGATACGACAATGCTATCCAGACCCCACAAGGCACAGGAATTGGAACAGCAGTTGCGAGAACCATAGGTACTCTAAGTACTGGTGGTGGACAGTAAGAATTAACAAAGCAATTATAAAACATCAAAAGCGCCTTTATATGGCGCTTTTTTTGTGGCCATAAATACCCATATGCCAAGCATCAACAACTTCCTTAAAGGTTTCCAGGACGGCCTTCCAGGCATGAAGGACTACCGCCACGCGTCAAGACTGTACATAGACAACAATCACAAGTTGATGCCCAAACAGAAGTTCCTGTTCCATGTGGTTTTCAACACAGACGAGACCTTGTTTGTGGACAGGTTCAACAGCAACGAAAGTTATGAATTAAATATGTTGGTCAAGAGCTGTGACCTACCCAAGTACAACATGAGCGTGGAGGAGAAGACACAGTACAACAAGAAAATGTACGCGGCCACAAGGATCGCCTACGAGCCCGTTAACATCACATTCCACGATGACCACGCTGACACTGTTAACGCGTTCTGGAAGAAGTACTACGAGTATCACATAGCGGATTCCGTTTCGATGAATTCAGACCTGCAGATATCAAACACAAAGGATGACCTGTATGATTGGGGAGACAAGAGGACCACCAACAAGTTTGGCATGGACACACCCAACCAGAGGAAGAGACCTTACCTTAAGGGAATTGAGATATTCGTGCTCCACAAACAGAGATTCACATCAATGACTTTGGTCAATCCAGTGATAGGATCATTCAGCCATGACAACCTCGACCAAGCGGACGGTGCAGGAGTGTTAAGCAACACCATGCAGATCCTCTACGAGACGGTCATATACAAGTCTGGCATTGTCAACAAGAACAACGTACCAGGTTTCGCCACAGTGCACTACGACAACGAACCGTCGCCATTGACTGTACTAGGCGGGGGGACCAATTCTATATTTGGACCCGGCGGTGTGGTTGACGGCGTAGGATCAGTGATAAGGAACGTGCAGTCAGGCAACATTCTGGGGGCAATCCTATCAGCGTCAAACACTTACAACAACGCCAAAAAGATCAAGAAGAAAGACGTCAAGGAAGAACTCAAGGGTATAGCGAAAGAGGGAGTACTAGAGGTAGGAAAACAGGCAGGGTCAATAACCAACCCTGTGGGATCGTTCGCCGTCGGAGCGGCAGTGGCAGGTGCGGCCGTGATAGCAAGTGCAAGGGGTACCAGTGACAACAACACAGGGCAGAACAACACCGTGATAACTAATTCAAACATAGACACTGTGAACTTCCTGGGTGCTGAAGAATCTTTCAATCTCGTGTCCAACGACACCACGGTGAGAAATGAAATCGCGGCGGCGCTGTACTACAGAGACATAGGATCACGCAAAGGTCTCACACCTGCGGAATCAAACGTGGAGTATGCGGCATCATCTACCGCAGTGCAGAATGTGTACACCAATAAAGCGATCACAGACATACGAAAACTAGTCACAGAAGGCTACATAAAAATAGATAAAGCCACTCAGGACGTGGCGATAGCAACAGAGAAGGCGGCATTATAATGGCGGAATTCTACACTAACCTACCACCCAAGGACAAGGACGAGCTGGACAAGACAATTGAGAAACTAACCACCACGGACTACGAGACCGAGTACCAGTTCAACGTGGGAGAGTACGACAGCACCGTGGCGTTCTTCGTCAAGCGTGGTTTCTCCAGGACGTCGGCGGAATCAACGGCATACGTGATACTGTCACAGGCCAAGATAGACAACATCAAACCACAACAGATTCTGGACCAACTGACCAAGGCCTCGCCTGTACTGCTATCAGAACTGATCACGATAATACTAAACGCCAACAGATACAAGTCCAGCAGGCTGGGTGTCAGGCAGACGCTCACAACCAAAGAGACAGTATCTAGAAACATCATAGACTAATGCTACCGAGATTCGCCAGGGGCAAGTTCTCGCCCAAGAACGGAGAGAAATACGTGGGCACCAAGACACCCACATACAGATCAAGTTGGGAACACGCGTTCATGAGGTTGTGTGACGAACACCCCAACGTGTACCAATGGGCATCTGAATCAATAAAGATACCATATCGTCATCCGTTCACGGGCAAGTACACTGTGTACGTTCCAGACTTCTTCATAGTGTACCAAGACAAAGAAGGTAGGAAACACGCGGAGATGGTGGAAGTCAAACCCATGAGCCAGACCACCATGGAATCCGCAGGACGTAGCCAGGCCAAGAAAAAACAAGTGATCATAAACATGGCAAAATGGGAAGCCGCGAACGCATACGCAAAACAAAGACGGATCAAGTTCAGGGTGGTGTCAGAAGAACAGTTGTTCCATAACGGTAAACGTAAGTAAATAAAAACATGACGAAGAAACTGGAAGACATCCTCAATTTACCAAACGTCAAGGAGGCGTTCAAAGAGGTAGACAAGAAGGAAAAAGACAAGAAACTGAAAGAGACCGCAGAAGGTGGCACAACGGTAAAAAATCTTGATCCACAGACTGCTAAGAACCTACAGAAGAGCTATGCGGAGTTTGACAAGATAGCGGCCGCACTGCCACAGGTCAAAGGGTTGGGCGAACTAAGTGACCTAGAACTGGACAAACTGGCCATAGAAGCAGAGGAGAGCTACAAGAACTTGATGGATCTAGGTATGAACGTGGACTCACGTTATTCTGGCAGGATATTTGAGGTTGCCAGCAACTTCCTGCGCAACGCCATAGACGCCAAGGGTAGTAAGATCGACAAGAAGCTGAAAATGGTGGAACTACAGCTCAAGAAGATGAAACTGGACAAGGACGGCAACAAAGACGGTGGGCCAGTGGAAGAAAGCGACGGATTCGTCATATCAGACCGTAACGAATTAATGAAGAAACTGCTTAAAAAAGACTAAATATTAGGTATGAGCACATTCACACAGTATCTAGCAGAATCAACCAAGTCATATGACTATAAAATTAAGATCGTAGGTGCATCCAAAGACATCGATAAAAATGCTTTAGAAACAGCACTACAAAAATTTGACCTTGCCAACATGTCAGCAGGCAAGACCACACCCATAATGACGCAACCACTTGATTTTCCTATGCTGAGCAACGAACAAGTGACGATATTTGATGTGACAACCAATTATCCAACAACAAGCCGTGAGATGAAGGAATACCTTTCAGACATCATGAGGATCCCAGCGACACACATCGTGGTGAGAAAACCCAATGAGCCGAGCGAGGAATATCAAACGCAGATGGATGTGGCCAAGAAATCAGAATACGCCAACAAACTGCACGACATCGAGTACAAAGACGCACCAAAAGTGAACGCAGAAGATTTCCATAGCACAAAGGCCAACATGAGCCTGCTTAAAGAATTACTTAAAGACAGGAATGCTATAACACATGCTGAAGAAGATAGCTCCAATAAAAAAGAAAAAGAATTACAGGACAGAGAAGAAAAAGGAACACCAAGTCCTCTGTCAAAAGCATCAAACCCACACCCAGACCCAAAAAGGAAATAAGCCATGGAAATGATCGACGTATTACAGAAACTAAAAGAGATAGCAGAATCAAAACCTGAACTGGTCAAGGACGCTGTGGACAACGTGTCAAGGACCAATCCAAAAGTGGACGAGAGCAGGATGAAGGACTACCTACACGACGAGGCAGAAAAACTTTCAAGAGAAGAATTCATTAAGAAACATGGTAAGAGCCTGGCAGGCTTCTGGGACTCCATTAATGGATCACAGGAGGCTACAGAGAGCAAAAGTAAACCAGACTTCCTAGACATGGACAAGGATGGTGACAAGAAAGAGCCAATGAAGAAAGCCATCAAAGACAAAGAGATGAAAAAAGAATCAGTGAACGAAGCGATACAGATTTCAACAGACAGCCCACAAGAAGCATCAATGATGATGCAGATCTTGAAACTGGCAGGCGTGCAACCTGTAGACGCGGCAATGATCGGTGCAGAGGAACCAACAGCAGAACCAGAGATGAATCAAGACGATGCGGCAGGTTCAATGGACATGGCTAGAATCAGAGACATCATCAAAAAGCCAGAAGAAGAACAAGCAGAAGAAACATTCGCGAACGAACCAGAAGAGAAGGTTTCAGACATCGACACACTAGTCAACGTACACTCAGGTGGACTTAACAGGAACAAAAAGACATACCCAAAAGTTGCCAACGGTGACAACCCAATGGCGGCTGAAGACAGGATCACAGAAGAAGAACTGGCCAACAGTCTGAGAAATCAATATGAGAGCTTCAAGGAAGCATACCAGAACGAGGCCAAGAAAGCCCAATCACCGTACGCGGTGGGCATGGCACAAGCGATGAAATCAACAGGTGACAAACCACCTCTGAAAAAGAGCACGATCAAGAAGGCTCATGACATCGCAAAGAGTGTAGAGAAGTCGCAAAAGTAATACTTTTCGCAGTACATCTCCCATCTTAAATACTACACCATGGCATATGTATCACTAGACAGCGACCAAATCAAAAAGGCGAACAAGAAACACAAGTACACCAAGGAACAGGTAGAGAAACTAGAGAAATGCATGGATCCAAAGACGGGTCCACTTTACTTCATGAAGGAGTTCATGAAGATACAACATCCTGTAAAAGGTTCCGTGAAGTTCGAGCCATACCCATACCAGGAGAGGTTGATCGAGAGCTACAACGATCATAGATTCAGTATCGCCATGCTACCCAGACAGACGGGCAAGACCACATGTGCCTCAGGATACCTGATATGGTATGCTATGTTCAGGCCCGATTCTCAGATTCTGATAGCCGCACACAAATACGCAGGAGCATCTGACATCATGAGCAGGGTGCGTTATGCCTACGAGATGTTGCCCAGTTGGATCAAGGCGGGCGTAACACAGTACAACAGGAACTCGATAGAATTTGACAACGGATCAAAGATAATGGCAACCACCACGACAGAGAACACAGGTAGGGGTATGTCACTCACACTGATATACTGTGATGAGTTCGCTTTCGTTCAACCACCGGAGAAGGCCAAGGAGTTCTGGACATCACTGTCGCCTACACTGAGTACAGGTGGTAAGTGTATGATCACATCAACGCCAAACTCGGACGAGGACCAGTTCGCCATGATCTGGAAAGAGGCCAACAAGAGGTTCGACGAGTACGGCAATGACAAGATAACCGGAACCAATGGCTTCTACGCCATGAAGGCACACTGGTCGGAACACCCAGACAGGGACCAAGAGTGGGCAGACGCAGAGAAGGCCAGGATCGGGGAAGAGCGATTCCGTAGGGAACACGAATGTGAATTCTTGATCTTTGACGAGACACTGGTATCGAGCATCGTGCTCGCAGACATGGAGGGCACTCCTCCCGTTGAGACCACAGGACAGGTGCGTTGGTTCAAGAGACCAACACCAGGACACACCTACATGGTATCACTGGATCCATCGATGGGAACCGGAGGTGACTACGCCGCGATACAAATTTTCGAATTGCCCACGTTCGAGCAAGTGGGAGAATGGCACCACAACATGACACCCATGAACCAACAGATCAGGATACTTCAGGGCATCAACAAACACATACACGACACCATAATGGAACAGGACTCTACAGCCACACCGCAGATATTCTACAGCATGGAGAACAACTCAATAGGCGAGGCCGCGCTGATGAGGGTGATGGACATAGGTGAGGAGAACATCATGGGCATGTTTCTGTCTGAACCCATAAGGAAGGGACACAGGAGGAAGTTTAGGAGGGGGTTCAACACCACCGCCAAGCACAAGATCGACGCCTGTACAAAATTCAAGGAATTGATTGAGAATGACAAGATGAAGATCAACTCGCAACTGCTGATATCCGAGCTCAAAGATTTTGTGGCCACGGGCATGAGCTACAAGGCCAAGCCTGGACAGCACGACGACCTCGTCAGCGCGTGCCTATTAATGACTCGTATGATGAAGGTGCTAGCGGACTTTGATCCTAAAATATTCGAGAAGTGGACGGACAGGGCGTCAGAGATCACCCCAATGCCCATCTTCGGATCGTTCACAGGATAATAAATACGCTATATGAATCCAAAAACATCGCAAGACCTGTTCAACAAGATCAGATCACAGTTCTCAAATATAAGATTAGGTGATGAGAACGGTGCCGCCACAGCGGATCCACAGGGCGCAGTGTTCTTTGAGTTTGAATTCCAGGAAGACGCGGACACGTTTGGTAGTGTGAGCATAAGCCTGGCGGACGGCGAGAACATGAAAGTTTACTACAACAGGGATCTCGTCAGCAAGATCGACGAGGACAGCAGGGATGAATGGTATGCTTTCCTTAAAGAGTTGAAAGACTTCGCGGTTGAGCATCAACTGAGATTTGACGTCAGGGACATCACCAAAAACAACCTAACGAAGCAGGATTACGAAAATCTCGCAGATACGAACAAAACGGTAAATACTGACGAGATGTCAGAAGAACTATCAAGAATCACTAAATTAGCAGGAATCAGCGAAGGACTGTCAGGCACAGCAAAGAGTTCATTTGAGAACCTAGACAAGACAAAATTAATCATTAGACACAAAGGCAAGGTTGACGAGACAGTGCCGGGTGCGAGATCAAGACAGATCCAGTCACTGTACATAGAAAACGAAGACGGTGAGAGATTCAAGTATCCGCTCACACACCTAGCGGGTGCTAGAGCGATGACCAGACACGTGGCCAACGGCGGTAAACCATACGATGAATTTGGACAACACATCATTTCAACTTCAGAAGACATAGCCAAACTGAATTCATTCTCGAGATATGTCACAAACAAAGATCAATTGAACGACAACGCAGGCGACATAATTGAACAGACAAAAATGAAATTAGAAAATCTTAGAAATTATGTAAAAAATCTAAGTAAACAATCACATTATGAAGAAGCATCCAAAAACTTCAAGACATCAGACGAAGTTGTATTAGATGACGAAACCGTAAACAAACTGAGAGAGAAGTTCACCATGAAAAATCTAGACAACAGAGTTGAGGACGCACTGCCAATTATCAACAG